TCAATATCTACGATACTTGGACGCTTTTGTAAATGTGCTAACCCGCAGTCCCAAAACGCTTTTAATGCATCTAAATCGAATTGTAGAAGCCCTGTATAGATACCATTAAAGCCACCAACTTCATTTCCACTCTCGTCTGTTTGGTTGTAATTTTTATCTGCTAGATTTTTAAACGCAAAACCGAATTTCGCCTCTTGTTGTGTACCTGCAATTGTTAATGTAGCCATGTTATATAGCCCTCCTAATGTTGTGTTTTTAAGTAAAATAAAAAAGCACCCCTAAGAGTGCTCTGATTAAGATGCAGTGACTGTTACTGCAACTGTCGTTGTTTTGCCACCACTTGCCGTTGTAATAGTAATTGTTGCTGAACCTTCGGCCACGCCTGTGATTAATCCAGCAGGTGTCACTGTAGCGATTGCCACGTCACTAGAAACGAATGTTACGTTTTTATTAGTCGCCTCTGCTGGAAGTACAGTAACTGTTAACTGACGAGTGCTGCCTACTGCTACCGATGTGGTTTGTGGTGAAACTGATACGCTATCCACTGGAGCACCTTCCGTTTGATCTTTACCAAATTCCCCTGTTTTCTCTCCAGGTGTTTCGAAGCCATACGTTGCAAATTCAATTACCTCTTGAGGAAGTTTAGGTAATTTCCCTTGTTGTGATTTACCGATGACTTGTAATGTTGCAGAGAGCTCTTGGAAACCATCACCTGGTGAAGACTTCTCCACTGATTCAACTAATGTGTAGGCAAAATTTGCATCATGCGTATCATCATCATTTACTTTTAAATCAACTTCCCACACTTTTAATTGCTTTTCATTTCGAATGGCATCGAGAATCGCTTTTTGTCCAGGATCATTTTTATCACCATAAGCTGTGATTTCGAATGACTCACTTGATTGACCGTAAGCTAGGATACGTCCGAATTTAGTTTGCTCATCTACTAATTCACTCTCAAGTGAGTAACTATTTTCAGTAAGGTTTCCGATTAAGAAACCATCTGAGCCAAGTACTGCGTCTGCTAATTGTACGAGTAAGACCGTGTCTTTACCGTTTTGCATAAGTGTTTTCCCTCCTAAAATAAAAACAGCCCCATAAGGCTGCTATATGTTTTGTACTTTATATTGAATTGTTAAAATGCCATGTTTTACACCGGGGCTATTATCGTCTATTACGCGAGATTCACGTCTTGTGACACTTAATACTCTTGCGCTTGGTATTGAGTAATTTCGAGACATTAGAGCCTGTTGACAAGCTGATAGCATTTCATATGTCTTACGCTTACCACTGTAATCATCGTTATCCTTCCACCAAGTATGAATCGTAAAAGTAATGGTTTCGATATTACTGGTTTTGGTATCAAATGGGCTCGTGTAAGACTCTGAGATTGTTACGTATGGATATGGTGTATTCTCATCGACTGCATCATAAACTCCAAGATCAGCTTCATCTTTTCGTATAATGGATGTTAGAGCTTCACAAGCCGTTAACTTTTGATAAATTACCCTCTGCAATTCAAAGAAAGGCAAGGCATAGTAATTACTCATAAGCCTAATCGCCTCATTTCTCTTTCGAAGTATTCTCGACCAGCATCTACAGCAGGGCCCCAAAATGGTTGAGCTCTCATACCTTCGGTGGTTACATATCGACCTAGTTTTGTGCTGAAATACGTCCATGGTGTTCTACGGCCATTTCCATTCTCAGCATAAATACCAGTACCATGCTCCACATAAATAGCGTAATGGACCCCTACTGAAACGACCGCATTGTATTTTCCTAGCATCTTCATTTCGATTGAATCACGTAAGCTACCGTCATCAACAGGAGCTAAAGCTTTAGCCTGCGTTTGAATAAGCCTCGCTGTCTCGTGAACGATGTCTGATACTTTATCTAGTAAACCTTCTTCAAACCTTTGTGCTGCCCTTAGTAATCGTCGTCCACTGAATGTAATCCTAGCCATTATTCAGTCACCAGCTTTATCGCCACACGCATGATTTCGTGTTGACCACCTTGATCTTCGGGACGGCTAGCGAAAGCATAAATTTCACCCTCATACCGTAATCGCATACTCGATGTTAAATCGGTTCTGTAAGGATAGTACGTGTATCTTTGCAATGGATTGCCGAGTTGTTGAG